AGCAAAGGCTACGATATCAAATGAAATTTGTTTGATAGAGCCTGAACCTTTAATGTCATCAATCGTAGGTAAGTTACCTTCTTCAAAAGGCTTTTCACCTTTACGTAAGTGAGAGATAATACCTAACCAGATGTTGTGCTTCTTAGTAATCTTAAGTAAGTCACTCATGATAGAGTCAACTGCTTCATTACCTGTTTTACCTTTAGCACCTTCAGATACTGCAATAGTGATGTGATCAAGGATAAGATATTTACAACCCATTAAAGCTAGGTGTTCAATCTTATCAACTAAAGACTCATCACTTACAGAACCTTGGTGGTCAAGTAGTACTAAGCGTTCATCACCGAATACTTGTTGAAAGCCTTTGTACTTATCTTCTTCAGAGATCTCTTCTAGGTTAGCCTTATCAAGAGCCATACCAATAAACTTCTGAGCTGTATCACCAATAGATTCTTCGAGTGATACCATACCTACCATATCAGGAGTCTCTTTAAGAATCTCTAATACGATCTCTTTAATAACAGTGGACTTACCTGAACCAGTACCTGAAGTAAACAAAGTAATCTCACCCAATCGAATTCCTTTTAGTTTAGTATTTAAACCACCAAGACATTTAGGATAAGGTAAAGATACAGTGTTCTGTAGTTGTTTGAAATGATCCCAGATAGAATCACCTCGTAGTACTCCTACAGGTGAAAACTCTTTAGCATCAAACAAACACTTCATAAGCATATCACCACCATGCTTAATAAGAACTTCACAAGGATCTTTCTCTGGTAGACTAGCAACTTTTACCTTATCGAATCCTATAATTTTAGCACATTTCTGAGTTGCTTGCTGACCAACTTCATCGTTATCCAGCATAAGGATTACTGACTCAAACCCACGAATCCACTCTCGTTGTTCAAGGATTAGGTTAATTGCTGATGCACTAGGCATAGCTACTACAGGAAAGAACTTACTATACTTAGAGTACTGTGCTTGTGATACAGCCATAGCATCTAGTTCGCCTTCAGTAATAACTAAAGTCTTAGAACCTTGAGCCATGTTCTGACCGAATAGTTCTGTATCTTTAAAGTCACCATGAATAACAAACTGTTTAGGTAGCTTACGTTCTTTGTAAGCTACAATAGAACCCTTCTTAGTGTAAGGGTAGAAGTGAGAAGCAATAGTACCATCTTCAGCGTAAGAAACCTTAACACCGAAGTGGCTAGCTACTACCTTAGTGATACCACGCTCTTGGAATCCTCGTGTATCGTAGTCTTGAATCTCTGGAATTGTGTGCATATCGTATGAGTAATCTTCTTTAATGTAGGTTGGGTTAATAGGAGAGGACTTACAGCAACTGAAACAGTAACCGAAGTCATCACCATCTTTGTAGCTAAATGCATCTGATGAATCGCATTTAGGGCAGTTAGTATGATACCATCTACTCATGTTTTTCTTTCTTTGTTCTTACAAAAGCTCTTCTAATCTTTGCTTGGAGTTGTTTCTTTTTCTTCTGAGACCAACTCAAAGTGTTCTTGGTATGCTTGTCTGATTCTTCTACGATGTTCTTCACTTACCTTCTCCTTAGAAATAAACTTAATAGCTCCTATATTACCATTCCAGTATGCTCTCATATCTGTTTCATATTCAGTATGAAGAACATTAGCATACCATTGTAACTCTACTTCAGCGTTAACTACTCCAGCTCTTGTCTTATAAATACCAACCATCTCAAATGTAAAGAACTCCTTACCATACTTCTTAATAGAAGCCTTTACATTCTCACTACTAGTTAAGTACTTACGCCAAGGACCTTCCTTCTGCTTACGCTTCTTACCGAAGTTTATGTGGAAGAACTTTCTTCCGATGTAAAGTCTTCGTTCATCTGGGTGGTTACATCTGACGATGTAGACGAATCCACAGTAGTCTGCAACGTTGAAGTCATCTCCTGACCATTGCCAGTGTCCTGTATCCATTTAAAATCTTCCTCTAGCTCTTCATAAGTCATTGGTCTTAGTGCTTCTATTGATCTACGAATGTAGATATTGTTAGCACACTTAGTGAATGGTTCTTTCCATTCATCTCGTGGATGTTTCTCTGACCATATCTTAATGACAGTATCCCAGAGTTGTTCAATAGAAACAGGGTCTAATAGCTTATCAGCAGTCTTAGGTCCTAGCTTATGGATACCTCTGATGTTATCTGTAGCATCTCCTGTAAGGAATTGCTTCATAGTAAAGCGATAAGCATCTTCATCGGTAATTAATTTAAAAGCACCTGTACGATAATTATAATTAAGACCAGCAATCTGTTGTAAGTCTTTATCAATACAACATACTACATAGTCATCACCAACAGACCTAGCTTCTTGAGCTGCGATATGAACATAGTCATCTGCTTCTCCGTTGTGAGACAGGATAGCAGAGTCATTAGCATACTCATACAACATCTTAATACGCTCCTTAACATCCTCATCTAGACCATCTTTACGATGACCTTTATAATCAGGATCAACTAAGTACCTGAAGTTATCAGGACCTTTAAGGAAGATTAAACCCTTAGTAGCATCTGTGTTATCCATAATCTCTTTAATCTTATCTTCATAAGCTTTCTTACAGAGTCCTGGAGACTTGTTTACAAATGCTACTGTATAGATAATACTATCAGCATCAATTAGAGCTAACATTAATGAACCTCCGCATAGTTCTTTCCAATCTTACCTTCGCCACCCATACAGGTGACACCAAACCACTTAGGAGCTTCACTAAAAGCTTCTACACAAATACCTCTTACAGCTTCGGCATCATCGTCTTTGCATACCCAAGCCATCTCATCATGATAGTGTATAATGGGGTAGGCATGTATCCCTGCTTCCCTGATCTTGTCTCTTGCGTAGACCATAGCTGCTTTACAGGTAATGCCTTCAGTAGTTTGAAGAAGATAATTAAGAGTTTGATGTTCAGAATTAACAAAGATAATACGACCATCAAGACCACGAATATTAGCGTTCTCACTACCAAACCTATTAGCAGTGCTGTTATACTGAGCATTGAGTTTATCCTTGAGAGTGGATAATCCAGGGATTGAAGCTTTAAATTTTTCATCTGCTTGTTGTCCAACTTTTGTGTCTCTCTTTCCAGTTAATATTAATCCAATTTTACCTGCACCAGCACCAAACAAATAAGCATATAGAAAAGGTTTAGCAGTCTTTCTTGATACACCAAGAACATCTGCATTACGCTGATGTACATCGCCATTAATAACTTCATTAGTAAAATCCTCGTTGCCAATATAATGGCATAAGCCTCTCATCTGATTACCAGCTGAGTCAGCACCAACAATAGAAGTACCTTCTTCACATGTAAGTAGTGAACGAAGTTCTTCTCCATAAGCAGAACCTACTGAAGGTAAGTTAGCAATTACTTCATGACGACATCTGAATGTAGGAGTACCTACAGTCCACATCTTGCCATGTAATCTACCATCACCTTCTGTTACTTGTTTAATCCATCCTTCTACTACAGACTTACGATTACGAATAGATAAATATTCAGAGAGCATAAGACCATCTTCACCTAAAGGTTCTAATGAAGATTCAGTTAGCTTGGGAGACTTGTTAACAAACTTCCCATTGATACGCTCTACGTTCCATTCATCAGGAACCCAACCAAGACTATATAAATAATCTTTAACAATCTCTAATGAACCTAAAGAAGCTTGAGCAAATTCTACACGACAGTAGTTACCTTCAATAGGTCTATCTTGTTTACCTCGTTCTACTTCAATACCAAAGTACTTAGCAGTAGTAACAGCATAGCAACCATCCTTACGCCACTTAGGTTCTTTGAACTCATCAGGCTTATCGAGCTTGAGAGTCCTCATACCTATCTTAGGCTCCATAGTCTCTTCGATTAGAGTCATACGACTACCAATCTCATTAGCTACTTCATATGCTTTCTCTAGGTTAAACTTCCAACCTCGATTACGAATATCAGCTTCAATTAAAGAGAATTGCATTTCAACCTCAAGACCTTTAATGAAGGCAGGATTTACTTTAGCAATCTTCATAGCATCTTCAGATAACTTCTTGTATACCTTAACATTAAGCATTACATCTCGAATACAATACTCAAGCATCTCTTTACTGTAGCCTGAGAAGTCATTGTATTCTAACTTAGGGTAGTTAAAGAAAGAACCCCATCCATCTAAGCCATGCTTATGCTTACGTTTGTATTGAGTTACTTGAGACATTACCCATGTATCCCATAGCTTTACTGTAGGAGCAGGCTCCCATCCAGTTAACTGTTTGAGTACAGGTAAATCATAACCACAGATATTATGACCAGCTAATACTGTAGCCTGACTAAGGAATTTTAAACCCTCCTGTAAAGAAGGGTAATCCGAATCATAGTCAGAGAAAATAAATTGTTCTTCAGTGTCTGGGTTAATACATACCATACACCATATCATAGATACATCGGGTTGGAAACCATTGGTTTCAATATCAAATACTAACTTCATTGGGTTTATCCTCTGTATATCCCGCAAGGTCCTTAAGCCTAGTAAACAGAAGTGTTATCTGTTCATCGTTCAGCTTGCCGTAGGGTTCTAATAATCGTTTATTAAATCCATCAATCAACCAATAAGAATCAGTTGACCGATGGAATTGGTAATACACTTTATTACCGCTTGGTTTGTAACACTGTTTGTACAGTGAGTTCATTAGGTCCGTCTCCAAAGATAAAACCAAACTTAGAAGCATAATAACTTGCCATGACTCTAGCTTCTACTAATAAGTATCCTAAGGCTAGAATTAATATTTCTTTTGTAATAGGTTCAGGTAATGAAGCTTCTGATGGTTCTTGCTCTTGGGCTTGTACCGAAGAGCTGATGTATATTCAACTATGGGATCCTGTATTATCGGGTCATGAAGAAACCAAATATGTTTCTGTTAAACTAATTGAAACCATCTGTCATGAATTTACTCATGCGGCTCAATTTCTTACTGAACGTAAAGCTCCTTCTACTAAAGGATATCTTGGTAAGAATTCTGGTTTGTCTAACCCTAGCTACGAAGGTAGTGCATGGAATGA